GGTCAGAGGTCGTCTTGGCGGCGCTACGGTAGAAGTCACTAAGTTGACGGGCCGAGCGGTAGTCCTTGCCGATGGCGGCGAGTCGCAGCCCTGCGCCAGCACCGTGAGCGGCAGCGAGCATGTCCTCATGGGTGGAAAACCGGTTGCCACTTAGGACGCCCTTGAGCCCCTTGTTAATCTGACGCTTGGTTGCGTCACGGTTCTGCCGACGGTTGAGCATCTCGTCCAGTTTGCTGCCAGTGAAGTACTTTGACAAACCGGCGTTATTGCGGAGCAACTTAAGTTCGCTGTCACGAAGGTTCTTCGTGTAACTAGCGGCAGCACCCATCTTGTCGCCAAAACGGTTGTAAACGTCGTAAGTGAAGTCATTTTCCTTCTTGGCATTCATGCCCATTGACTTGCGGAGCCATGCCGGGGCGACCTTTCGCCACTGATTGATGGTCTTCTGGTCCCATGCGATTGGGTCGCCATGCTTCTTGAGGAACTGATTGGCCTTATCCGCAACCTTGGCAGTTCCGGCCATCATGCCAGCACGGTGCTTGGCAGAACCAAGCGAGGTAACATCACCACGAAGGTTGGCAAGACGATTTTGCAGTTTGGCCAACTTGTTCCAGTCGTCGGTAGTCTTGTGGTGCTTACCCTTCAGGTTTTTGATAGCGTTTTGAGTTGCCTTGATTTGCGTGTTCAACTTGTTGCCGATGGGCATTGACTGGGTTCCAGCAGGCGCTCCTCCACCGCCGCTTCCACCTGAACCACCGCCGAAAATGCTGCCAAAGAGGCTACCCACACCCTTGATGATGGACGGGGCGAGCATCGGGCCAAGGGTCATGGCGGCGATGCCAACTGGACCAGTCATAAAACTCAAAGCGTCACCAGCAATGCCGAGGGCACCCATGCTGCCGATTCGTCCGAGCACACTTCCGCCAATGCGGCTAAGAAGTCCCCCACCGGTCTTGACAGCGGCCTTCTCGGTTATGCCAAGAGCGTCACGGGCAGCAGTTCGCTCAGCAGCCTTGGCCACTTCCTTCTAGGTAGCAGCACGGCCAAAACGACCGCCCTCGCCTACAATCTGGTGGCCACCACCGCCACGAGGACGCACCTCGGGACCGGTGTAGCGAGCAGCACGGCGCAGGCGACGCTGCTCCCTGCGGCTCATTGCCACAGCCTCACCTTCGGGGCTGACCGGTTCACCACCACGAGGGCCACCGCCACGAGGGCCGCGCCCACGCCCACGGGGTCCACGACCACCGCCACCGCCAATTGCCTCTCCGGCTACTACATCGGCGAACTCAGTAACGGCGTCGCTGAAAAGCATGCCGTTCCTAGCCATGGACTTGGCGTAGTCGAAGTTAATCTTCTCCAGACGCTCCTGATACTTCATCGTAGCGGCGCTGGGCCGAACGTCATAGCCCTTGCGACGCAGGCGCTCCTCACGGGCAAAGGTGTACTTGCCGATAAAGGGAAGGAGGCTCTGGTTGGCAAAGGTTGCCAACTTGGCGCGCACGGCCAGAGCAATGAGCGTGGTGGCGACACCAAGGAGGCCATAAAGGGCGACCTTGAACTTGGCGAAGAAGCCAACCAAGGCAGCGAGGCCCTTGCCGACAGTCACGACAATCGGAAGTAGGGTTTGGCCGATGTTGATGAGGTCGGCGGTAATGCTGGCCTTAATCTTGTTCAACTGCACCTGAGGCGTGTTGAGGCCGACATTGAGGGCCTTTTGGTAAGCCTGAGGCGTCGAGCGCTTGTTGATGGCCTGAACGAGGCCATGGAGCGTATTGCCTTCGGTGAGCAACGTTGCAACAGGAATCAACTGCTTTGCTCCACCAAAAATCTTGGTAAGCATGAAGGTTTGCATGTCCTGCAACTTCTTGGCACCTAGGGTGCCTGACTGCCACTTCTTAATGTCCTCAGCGCTGAAACCACCAGCGGTCCACGCCTCAAACTGCTTCTGAGCACCGGCAGGACCCGTCTTGCCGCCGTACTTGCCGTAGTTCTGAGCAGGGGCCCAACGCTGCATCTTGTCATTGAAGAACTTCGAGACAGCCTCAAGGCCGGTCATGCCGCCGTAGCCCTGCTTGTACACACGGCTCATGTCGCCGATGTTAATTCCCATCATTCGCTCGGCCTTCATGCCCTGCTCGGAAGGGTTAAAGAGCAAGTTCATGCCGTGCGTTACCTGCGTACCGGCGATAGAACCAGTAGCACCGAATGAGGTCATAAGGTCAACCCACGCCATAGCGTCGCTTGCCTTAATCTTGTTCAACTTGGCTGACGTAAGCAGACCACGACCAACCGATGAAATGATTTCAGCGGGGCGAATGTCACCACTACCGGCGGTTGCGTTGATGAGCGCTGCTACCTTCGCCGGGTCACGACCAGTGCCAATAAGGTTGGCGTTGGAAAAGGCACCGATAACTCGGGCTGCCTGCTCCTGCTGCTTTCCGGCGGGAATGTTACCAAGCACCGACAACTGCGATACCTGCTTGGTTAGGCCAAGGAGTTCCTTGTTGGAAGCACCCAGACCGTTATGCCAAGATGCGGTAGCGGAGTTGACGCGATACATGGCGTCAGCAAGGTCGTTTGCCGACTGTCCGGTCGTCTTTGAAATGTCCAGAAGGCCCTTTTGGATTTGCGGCAGACGCTTGACGCTCATGCCAGATTCGGCAGCGGCCTGCGTCAGGCGCTTGTTGAAGTCGGCGTACTTCTTGACCGACTCGTAGACCAGTCCACCAACGCCGAGAGCAGCGATAGAGCCAGCACGCATGAGCGCCGGGGTGCCCTGAGCCTCCCAGCGGTTTAGGGACCTCTGGGTGCGAGATAGGTTGGCCTCTGCGGCGGAAGCCATCCGGGCCTGACCAAGAGCCATGCCTTGCTGCTGGCCAATGAACCGTTCGGCAGCCTTGTTGACGGCATCTAGAGCAGCAGCCTCCTCCTCAAGGGGCTTTGTTGCTGTCTCTGAGGCGCTTGCGAGTTCTTCAGTTGCCGCAGTAGCGCCGTCAAGAAGAGTCTTTTCCCTTTCTAGGGAATCAGCAAGGGCCTTCTCGGTATCAAAAAGTCTTTCTTCAGAGGCGATAAGGGCGTCGGTTGCGGCGTTGAGTTCTTCGGTTGCCTTTTGCAACTTGCGCTGCTTGCGAGTAAGGCCATCAGTTGACTCGCCAGTGCGGTCCAGCCAGCCGACCAGCCTGCTGAAGATACCCGGAGACCCGTGGTCGTCTGTGACAATATTAATGCCTACAGTGTTGTTGATTTCCGCCATGGGGTCTCCAAAAGACAAATGCCGCCGCTGGGCAGCGACGGCAAAAATCTACCTGCCGCCACAAAAGAGAGTGAATCACGTCTGCGACGTGCGGGTTGTTAGAATATCTTGGCTAGAACTTGACTAAGTTCCATAGCAATCATTTTGGCAAGGACGTCGAATTCTTCGCCCTTTTCTTCAGTTTTGAGCGCAATGGCCTTCTGGAGAATGCCGATGCTTACGAGGTAGTCTTCTCTGCCCTGATTGAGGATTTCCATGGGATTGACCCCAAGGAGAAGCGCATTGGCAGCGGTGCTGACCAACGGGTCCTCTTTCAGGGCATCTAGAAAGCCTCGTCAGCCTCTTCGTTGGCAATACCCGACCACCGGAACACTCGGTTAGCGGTGTCAATCAGGTCGCCCTCAGTGAGGTAGAGGGCACGGCAGACGTCAACAGCACGGTCGGCCTCAACGCCAAGAGCCTTGGCGAGGTCCGGGTCGAACTTGGTCCACTCGCCATCGTGGTCGTCGTGGCGAAGGCTCAACTTGCGGTCGAAACCGTCAACCTTGGCGTACACGCCGATGCAGGCATCAACCAGCATGTCGGCGTTGGCGAGAAGTGACCAGTCGTCCGACTTCTGCTTACGGCGACGGTCAATGGCGTTGCTCAACTTGACAGCCGAAATCGGCTTGAACCGGACGTACATCTCCGGCTCGGTCCAGCGGGGAACCTGAAGGTCAATGTACATCTCATTGACAATCTCAGTCCGCCGGTTCTTAAGGGAGATGAGGGGGGTCTCCTCCGCAGCCGCGTCAGCCGCGAAGCCAGTCTCCTCCTGCGAAGGGACCTCCGCCTCATTCCCGTTGTTAACCTCAAAGTTAACCATGTCGTTCCTCCTCTAGGGTTTGTACCAGTGTACCAGATTTACTGGTTAGCCAGCAACGGTTTCGACCGCAATGTCAATCTCGAACATACGAGGCGCATTGCTGGTGGAGTCGGTCTGACCGTCCTTGACAGCCGTGATACGACCCTGATACACACGGGGAGAGCCCCATGGGTTACCATTGTCGTCAAGCGGCTGAAGGGTAACGGTAGCCAACTGCTTGCCCACAGCGTTGTGGAGAGCGGCAATACGAGCGTGGTCCTGCTGGGTGTTGTACACCTTGGTGAGGGTCACGTCAGCGTAGACGGGCAGCGAGAGGTAGGTAACCTCAGGGCCCATGCCGCCGGGACTGTGCTTGTTGACCGTGGCGCTCACGTCACCGCCAGTGAAGCGGTCGAAAATGCCATAGTCAACGCCACCGACGTTGAGGGAAGGAAGCCACTGCTGCTCCGACCCGTAAAAGTGCCTGCCATCAGAAACGGCCATGTTTACTCCTTAGAGGTAATAGGTAGAGGTTGTGGTTTACCTAGTGATTTAGTAGGTCGGGAGCGGGGCGCTCACAAGGTACTTAGTGACCTGAATGTTGACCAGTTCGCCGAAGGGAGCCATGCGCAGGTTGACCTGAGCGTTAATCTGGCCAGCAGCGATGGTCGCCGGGGTGTTCACCTGAGGGCCAACGTTGACCGAGAAAGCGTCCTCGGGGTTAGCGCCGTAGATGCTCTTGCGGAGCCAGTAGTTCTGGCACTGACCGGCGAGAGCGCCACCCAGCAGCGAGAAAATCTGACCACGGCCGTCAATCTCCTGAAACACGAAGTTCTCGGCGAGCACGTCGAAGTCACGCACAATCTGCATGCGGAACCGGACGTTGTTGAAGTAGGCCCAGTTGGGGTCAGCCGAGGTGGAACGGAAACCGTAAACGGCGATGGTGCCATTGATGTTACGGATGAGGTTCACACCCTTGTTGTTCAGGGTCGCACGGTTGGCAGACGAGTAGGACTGCGTAAGGCCAATGGCGTAGGACGACGAGCCGTTCACGATGCCAGCGGCAGGAACGTTGCAGTCGTTCTTCTGGTCCGAGGCAGCGATGTTGGCAGCGACCACGCAGGACGGCGGAACGGTGCGGTTGAACACCTGAGCCGTGGTGCTGGACGGGGAGGCGATGCCGGGGACAATGACCCACGGAGCGAAGATAGCGCCGTAGGAAGCGTCCGTAGCAGCCTGACTGCCACCGGGCTGAATGGCCGTCACAGCAGCCGTCAGGTTGGCGTAGTTAGCGTCGGTGCTGTCCACAGCGTCCATGAGGGCGACACGGCCAAGCGACTGCGCGTGGTTGAGCAGGTTCTTGTGCGTGGTGTCCGAGGTGACGCCGGGAGCCGAAACCTGACCGGGACCGTAGGAGTCCGTGAGGGCGGCGAGAGCCGTAGCGTAGTCGGCGTCGGTGGGCAGGAGAACCGGGGTAGCGTCCTGCGTGTCACGTCCACCAGTCAGGTAAACGGAGGTGGTGGTACCGTCAGTGCCCGGGATGGTGGAAGGCGTAGCGCCAACCGTCACGGTGACCAGCGAAGAGTACGCAGGCTGCGCTGCAAGGTAGTTCTTGGCGTCCGTGGCCGTGTTGAGAATTCCCGAGGTCAGCATGGTCTGGCCGTTGTAAACAATGGACAGGGTAAAGGTGGTGCTGCTGATTCGGCTGATGTTGACGACAACGCCGCCCTTCTTGCCGCTGGCGGAGTTGGCCCAAGAGCCAGTCGAAACAGCGGTGAAAGTAGCGAAGGTGCCCTGCGTAGCAGCGGCGGAAGCAGCGTTGCTAGCAACACCGTCAATCGCACGAACCACGTAGGCGTTCACGCCGCCCTCGCGGAAGTAGACGTCCAGCGAGTCGTAGAGGGTGCTGCTGTCAATCGTCAGGCAACCGTTCGTGGCGGAGCCACTGTAGGAGCCACCCTGAGAGTTGTAACGACCAACAAGATTGCCGTTGCTGTCCAGAACACCGAAGTAGGTCTGAAGGTCAGTAATCGAGTTGACGGGGACGGGAATACCAGCGGGGCCGTGAGCATTGCCGACGACAAACCAAGTGCCAGTCGGGGCGTTCGGCTGAGGGCTGGAAGTGGGAGCGTTGACGCTAACGCTAACGCCGGGAGGATTAGCCATTTGAGTTCTCCTGTGGGTTGTCCGCTGCCGGGGTTACCGGCTTGCGGGTGGACTTTGCGGGGTTCGGCTTGTCTTCCTCGGCCTCTACGACCTCGGTGACCAAGCCAGTTTCAAGATAAGAATTGATAAGGGGTGTACGCTTTACGATGTACGAAGAGCCCTGACTCATTAGGGCACCATCGTCGCCACAAAGGCTGTACGAAGACTGAATGATGATACGAACCTTGTCGCTCATAGTGATTCCTTGTTCAGGTTGACGTTGACCTCAGTTGAGGTGACCGCTGGGCTCGGCGGCAGCAGGGACGGGTCCGTTACCGAACCCTCACCCGCATACGCAGGGCTTGGGGGTCCGCCGTAGATATTTACGGCGTTGCCAACGGTGACTTCGAAGTGAACAACTGCCAGACCCGTAGTGCGGGTGCCGGAGTGTTCGCCTTCCCTATAATCTTCGCCAGTCCAAATCGTTGTGTCGGCAAAACCGCCGAGACTGCGATGCTGAACGATGGCAGCCCTGACGGCAGCCGCATAGGCATTCGTCATGGCTTGAGTTTCCTGCCAGTCCTTAGTGCCGTACACAAAAATCATCACCCGGGCTTCCCAGTTGGCACGAGTGGCCTGCTGGTAAACCTGTGGGCGACCTGATGTGCCGGTCACGTCAATGAGGATTGCGGCAGTGGACGACTTTGGTAGCGTCCGGTAATCGGGACGGAAACGATACTCCGTAGGAATTTGGAGCACCTCTTCGCCAAGTTGACGGTTGATTTCCATAACGTAAGAGGGCAACCACTTTTCAAGGGTTGCATACATGGCTTCTTGGACGGAGTGGCCACCAACGACTTCCCCATAGGTGTCGGGGAGGTATGAAAGGTTCCAGTTATTCCACCAATAGTTGTTCTCAGCCATAGTTGTTAACCCAAGTTAGCGACACGAGCCGCCTCACGGTGGGCCGTAGTCTTGGTCATAATCCAGTCACTAATTACGTTGGTAATGTGACGACGCATCACCGGGGTTACTCCGACAAACGGGCGAGCAGGAATGTTGCCACCACTGCCAATGTTGCCCTCTTGCTGCACGGTTGCGTAGTTGAAGAAACTGTCGGAGGAAACTCCACCGCCGCCACGGGAAGAAGCAGTGGGGCGAGGGTCAGACCATGCGACAACGCTAAATGAGGCGTACTTGTCGGAAATGGCAGCGGGCTTCATTTCCAAAACGGCTTTCTCTAGTTTGCCTCGCTCAACAAGCGGGGCATCCATGCCGTAAGGATTTGCGAGGCTGGAAGAGTTGCGGTTTTCTACCGTCTTCTCAGAAAGGGGCTTCCACTGTCCCTCAAAGCCAAACTCAGGTGAAGCACCACGACCTTCAAAACGGCTAGCGATAGCCTTTGAAAGGTAGGGTTGCAGCGTCCTCAGCGGGGCAGACATGTGGTCCATCTGCTCGGTCATAACACGCAGGCGTAGCAGAACGTCATCCAGCCCGTCTACGTAGGTCTCGTTGGTAATGTGGAACGAAACCGACCGACCGCCGATTGTTCTGGCAGCCCTCTGAGGGGACTTGCCAATGCTGTAACTACGGCTTGCCACTAGCCTCGCACCCAAGGAGCGATGAGGTTATCCACCTGCAAGTCCATCTCCTGAAGGTTCATTTCCTTGCGAATCTGAGGCTCGCATTCAAGGATGACAAACTTGGCAGCCTGAAACAAGCAGGCACGACGAAGCGCCGGGGGCACGCCCTTCGTATAGCCGCCACTGTAGACGACCTTGACTCGGGAGCCCTCGGGGGCAAAAGTGCCCAGACGAAGCCAGCAGTGACCGTCAGTTACGTCGGGTCCACGGACTCCACCCTGATTGAACTGGATGGGCTGGAGGTCGCCGTAAGTCCTGTAAATGGTCATGGACTCTACTTGGTAGGTCCAAAGTTCCGGATAGACCGGAGCGAATTGGTCAAGCCAAAAGTGACGCACCAGAGTTGATGCGCCAAGAGCAATGGCGTGAGAAATGCCGAGAGCGCCGTAAATGTCCAGCGGCAGGTCGGCGTTGTTGCCGTACTCGTTGGGGTCAATACCCCAGAGACGGTCTTCGTAGATATGACCCGTAAAGGGCGCAAGCCTGCGGCCAGTGCGGTCCTCAAGGTGGCTCGTCGCTTCGACCAGAATGTCAGCAAGGACGTTCGGGTCAATGTCTTGAACCAACTCGGGGTACCGTCGTACCATGTCAGCAGGAGTGGCCAGCGAGATTGGGTCTGAATACTGGGACCCTTCGTTAGCCATGGTGCCTACTTCTCAGACTTGGTGGTGCGCCGCTTGGTCGGGGACGAAGCCTCAAGGGCAGCGTCAAGTTCCTCGGAGGGGTTGGGCTCTTCGGCCTTAGGGGCAGCCTTAGGGGCAGCCTTGGGGGCCTCCTCCGCCTTCTTGGCGGGGGCCTTCGGGGCAGGCGGGGCAACGACCTCAAAGTCGCTGCGGGGCTGAGCGCACAGTTCGTTGGCAAGCCAGAGCGGGACCTCAATGGCCTCGCCGGGCTTCGTCCACTCAAAACCACCAGCACCGCCGGGGTTGGCCTTAGCAAGAAAAACGTTCATGGAAGAGTCCTTGGGAATCGAAAGAAGGGGTAAGACTAGGGGCAGTGGGGGCCGGGGAGGAACGAGGGGACCGACCCCCACCGCCAACCTAGAATGTGCTACTTACTACAGGCTTGGCTTAGTCAACCACGTAGTTGGGGCTGTACGTACCAGTCGGGACGTAACCAGCACCAGCGTTGGAGTCAAGCGCGGTAGCCACGTTAGCCAGACGACCGATGTACTTCGGCGCACGAACAGCAAGCGTGGTGTCCGCCACGAAGGCGAAGGGCAGGCTGTCGGGGGAAGTGGTGGTCGGGTAAACGTTGACCGGCTGCATCTCACGCACGTAAGGACGAACGATGTAGTTCGGGTCACGGGACATGAGGTAGATGCTCTGCTCACCGTTGGAGCCAAGGGGCTTCAGGTTAGCGTTGCCGTAGTAGTAGGTGGACGGGGCCGTGCCGATGGTGTGAGTGCCGTCGTTGGGGACCAGAGCCGAACCAGTATCGGTGATGGTGTTGGTCGGCCAGACGTTGCCAGAACCGTCGAGGTACGTGGCGTCAACCATGCCGAGCAGCGTCTCCGAGTTGGCAGCGCCACCACCAGCGGTGCGGTACACCTTGTAGTGGGTAGCACCAGCACCGTCAGGACCGGTGGGAGGCGTGAAGGTCAGGGCGATGGAGCCAGAGGAACCGGACGCAATGGTCGCGGTCGCCTCAGCCGAAGCCTGAATCTCACCGAAGCGGGCGATGACAGCGGACACCTTGTACTTGTAAGCGCCAGAGGCGTTCGCAAGCGAGCCACCCGAGTTGCTCGGGGTAGCGGTCACGGTGTTCATCTTGTTGGTGCGGGGAGCGAGGAACGAGGTCTTCACAATCGGCACGCCACGGTAGGTACCCACGATGAGGCCGGGGGCAATCTCCACCTTGTCAACGAAGCGCTGCTGGTTGATGAGCAACTGCGACAGACGGCTGTTGGCGTTGGGCGACATGAGGAACATCCACTCGGAGTTCTCCACGGGCTCAGCGACGTTCGACTCAACGAGGTCAATGAGAAGGTCCAGCGAACCGAGCGTCAGCGAGTTACCGCCGTTGTCAATCGCGTTCTGGTCCTTGCCCTCAAGCCAAGGGTTGTAGTTGGGGGCAGCCCAACCGGTAGAGCCGTTAGCGCCACCGTAGTTGTCAATCGCACCGCCGCCGACGCCCGTCTGGGGCGCTCCACCGGAGGTGTAAGCAACGTTGCTGAACTGCGAGCAGATGACGTCAAGACCGTCAAACTGCGGGTAGGCACCACCGGAGGTGGGAGCCTCGGCACCCCACATGAGGGCAGCCTCAATGTCCCAGTAGAGACCGCGGGCAGCGCCCTCGATTTCACGGGCACGGAGGTCACCGATGAGGTCCGCAGTCACAGCCTGTGAGTAACCGGTCACAGCGCCAACGCTCTGGAGCAGACGAATCTGGAAGTTCTCCTGATTGTAGGCAGAGGTGCTAACGGGGCGAGCGCCACCGTCGGTCACGAAACCGCCAGCAGGAAGGGAGGTGCGCTTGTTGAAGTAGTACACCGTGCTTCCCCACTTGACGGAGGGGAGGGCACGCACAACCGGTGCGTAACGGCGCTGGTACTCAAGCAGCGTAGGGTCAATGTGCTTCTGGACAAGTGCCGCAGCGCCAGCCGCGGTAAGAGCCAAAGCCTCTTCAAGGTCAGTAGCCATTATGGCGTCTCCTTATGGTTTGGTAGGGTCGGGTTAGAAGCCGCGCTCAGCCTGAGCGAACTTCGACTTGAAAAACGGGGTCTCTCCCCAAACGGCAGCCTGAATCTTGCGGAATTCGCTGCTGTTCATCTCCGCAAGGCTGCGGGGGTCAAGTTCCTCGGACTCGCTGAGGTCGTCAGCGTTGATGCCGGTGTTGCTGGAGGTGAATCCCTTACGGAAACCCTCGCCCGAACGGTACGACTCAACGGCAGCGTTACGGGCAGCCTCAACAGCCTCGGCGGCAGCCTTAGAGGCAGCCTCCGCAACCATCGCAGCAACCTGCTCAGCGGTGAAAGTGTTCTCACTCACAATGTTCTCCTGAGTGTTCTCATGCGCCTCTTCAGCCTCGGGAGCCTCGGGAGTCTCCTCGGTGGAAGCCTCAGGGGCCTCCTCCGGGGCGACCTCGGGGGTCTCCTCAGCCTCGGGTGCGCTCTCGGCAGGCTTCAGAGCAGCCGCAAAAACGGCAGCAAGAGCCTGAATGTCCGCATCGGTCAGCGTCCGAGCCGGGGCAACAACAATCTGCTCCTCCGACGCTTCAGCCGAAGCCTCAACGGTGGTCTGGTCGTCAGCCACGTGGGCCTCCTTCGTGTCTAGGGCAGAGTCGTCCGACTCGGCCTGTGGTACAGGGTGCCCACAAGTGGGGCAATACATGGCACTTTCGGGGGTCTGGGTGCCACACTCGCTACAACATTCGGGAGCGCTACTGTACGGCTGGGTCATAGCGCCACAGCCGGGGCAAAACGCCGCGCTCTCGGGGAGCATGCCGCCACACTCGTGGCACTCAGTCTCCATGTTGTTGTCGTCCGTCTCTGGCTGGTCGCCGTAGGGAACGTCGTCAATGTCGTCCGGAACACCCGGAATCTGCGGGTGGTAGTCCGAACCAGAACTGTCGGGGTGCTCGTCGTCGCCCATGGTGAGGTAAATGTCACCATCAGCGTCAGGGTCCACAGCGTTCAGGGCAACAACCGCTGCCGTCGCAAGGCGGTTGGCAACAGCGGCCAACTTCCCAGCGTCGTCGGTCTGACCTGAAATGCTGATGGTTGCAGCACCATTGTCAATAGTCGTGGAGGCGTAGGCCTCAAGCACGTCCTGAATTTCCTTGGCAAGCATCTCGTGCTCCTCCTTGATTTGGATGCCGAACTTGGAGGCAGCGGACTTGATGCGAGACTTAATCCGACGAACCTGAGCGGCAGTGTACTGAGAAGCGTTGTCGCCCTGATTGATGTAGGACCAAGCGGCACGCACGTGCTTCTCGGTGTCAATCGGGTAGCGCTTCTTCTTGTCGGCCTGATAACCGGGGTCGGCGTAAGTCACGTCGCCGTAAGGCGTCTTGTCGGCAGCCTCAAGCGTGTCCATGAAAGCATCCATGGCGCTGAGGAAAGCCTCGGACTCAACCGAGAGAACCTTGTCAGCCTTCACGGAAGGCTTAGTGTTCTTGGCGTCAATCTCACGCTGCTTGTACTTGTAGGCCTTAGCACGGCAGTCGGCCTCGTCCTTGCAGGGCTCATCGCCGTTGGCACGGTGCCAGTCGTCGTGGCTCTTGTCGTGAAGAAGAATGGTGGCGAGTGGCTCGCTCTCCACAACCTCAACCTCGTCCACGGACTCAAAAATCATGTTAGGCGCACTGGCCGACTCCATGAGGCGAGCGAGTTCAACCTCGGCACCCTCAACGCCGGGGCGGTGGGTGAAGTCAATGCCAAACACCTCAAGGTCGTCGGAGGTGGTGGCCTCAACGCCCTCGTGCTCAACCTGCTTCATCTGGCCCATCCACTCACCACGGATAGAAATGCCCTTGATGAACTTGCCAACGGCGAGGTTGGCAACATCACGTCCGGCGGTGGTGTTAGCAATGTCAGCCTCAAATGTGGCAGAGCCGTCAGGCATGAGAGAAACGTGAGTGATTCGGCCAACCGTGGAGGTGGCGTCATCGTCGTAAGCCGCACGGTGGCTCGTAGCCATCGTGAGGGGCAGGCCGGAGCCAGAGGTCAACTTGTCCTGCATCCGGGCCACCGCTCGACCAATGTTTTCCTTGGTGTAGAGACGGTTGTTCTTGGAAAGGCCGGGACGAAGGAAAGTGCCACGGATAACGGCGGCACGGGTGCTGGAGGAACTCATCTCTTCCACACTCTCCTTAGTCTTTGCGGCATCAAGTTGACGGATAATGCCATTGACCCAAGAGCGTCCGGCGTCGCCGCCCCACCCAAGCCAAGCGATGTATCCAGCGGAGGGGTTGGACTGGTTGGCCCAGTCCTTACCCTTCTTGTCAACCTCGTGCCTTGCGAAATATGAATGCATCCTGCGAATGGTGTCGGCAGAAATGCCCTTGCCATTGGAAAGGTCCCGAGCACGAGCAACGCCAACCATGGTCATGCCACGGTTGTGCTCCTTGCGGAGTTTCAGCGCCCTAGCGGCGTTCTTGCGAACCGCATCGGGCGGCGAAAAACTCTTATCAGCCACGGCTGTCCTTATCCAAGGTAACGAAAATCAGGTAAACGGCCGCTGCAATGCCAAACAGAATAGAAGTTCCTACTGCTGCGTGCATAGTTCACCGGCCTTGTCGCCCATCGCCTCAACGATGGACATGACGAAATCATTGTCAGCGTTCTCAATTGCATACCGAATGGCTGAAAGGCAAAGTTCCTTGGCCTCATCAGTAACCACGTCGGTGTGCTTGGCGTAACCAATTGCAAAAGCCGAACGAGCATAGGTGGCTATCTGGCTGTGTACCGATTGCCCCTGTGTCGCCATCTCTTAACCTCACGAAAACGCTTCTGTCGCCGCATCACGGTTTTCTTAAAGTGATGCTGACGAGATGAACCCCAAGCCGAACGTTTGTAGTAACCGCCCGGGGAAATTTCTGCACGAAAGTGCTTGATAACACCAGTTGGCTTGCGAATCGTGATTCGGGCACGGCTGGTGTAGGTCATGTAGCGAACGCCTACTGGGCGAATCCCGCTTTGACGCAAATACTGAAGATTCTGCGCTCGGCGAAGTCCTGCTCCTGCACGGCGATTAGCAATCTTTGCAAAATCCGACTTGATGTGAGCCCGCTTGCCATGAATGGCTCGCAGAATCGCTGCCCTAGCGCTCACCTCGGTGCGTCGGCGGTGAGACTTGGCCAACTTGGCCCTATAAAGGTTCAGACGCTCTGACGCCAACTGACGTTGAGTCTGATGACCTGCGCCGTACTTGGCGTGCATCGCCTCCGCTGCTGCGGAGCGTGCGGCGGAAACCGATGCGCTAGGCACTAGCCGACTTGCTTAGGGACCAGCGCTGCTGCCTTAGCGGCAGTCATTCCTTGGTAGTTAACCGGGGGCGGATTCTGGTCAGCCATCGTTTTCCTCCAAGTTGGGAAGGTCCTTAAGCACCTGCTTGCGGCGCTTCTGATAAGCCTTGCGCCATGAAGCGTTCAAGGCATTGGATTCCTCCACGGGGCCACGCTGCGGCGCTGCCTCGCTTCCCTTGGGTGCCCCGAAGGGCTTGTCGGCCGCTGGTGCCTGCTTGGGCGTTGGCGTGCTGGAAGGAGCAACGTCGCCCATCTGCATGGCGTTCTTCGGCTGAGCCGAAGCAACAACAGCGTCGAGGTTGGCCTGCGAAAGGTCCTTGAGGTCAGCCCACAGAACCATGTTCTGACGGTCAACCAGAATCGGGTCATCGCCGCCGGGGACCGGGGGCTCGCCAATGTCGGCACGGGCCTTGTTGAGAGTCCACGAACCGTTACGGATACGCTGGTCACGAATGAGTTCGATAACCTCGTCGTCTCGCCAGTCAACCACGCCGAACTTCAAGTACCAGTCCTTGATGCCGTAAGCCTGATTGAGCAGGGCAAACGAGAACTTCTCAAGGACGATTTCTTGAATGGGGCCGCAGGTGTTGACTCGGAACGTCTTGTCCTGAGCGGTGCCAGTGCCACCGCCGAGGTTACCGGCTTCGATAACGCCGACCTTGGACGGCGGAACACCATAGCCAGAAAGAATTTCGTCACGACGCTGCTGAAGCGTGTTCAGCCAGTTCGTAATCTGGTTAGTTCCCATCTCGCGAACCTGTGCGCCACCCTTGGTCTCAAAGAGGTTGCCGATGTTTCGGGCACCAAGATTGCGGATAGCGTACTGCTGCTGAAGGCGCTTCATTTCCGTCTCGGGAAGTGCAAGCGGCCAGTCAACGTGGGCACGGAGAGGGTCACCACGCTTCATCGTCTCCTTGACGAGAGCAGCGGTGAACAGCCAAGAAGTGATGGGCAGAATGTTCTTCTGCGTGGGAGACACGCCGTAAAGGCCGTTGCCCGGAGAGTCAAACTTAATGTGAATGACCTCGTGAGGCTTGAACTTAGCCCGACGGTTGGTGTCAGTCTTCTGGACGTAACCCTTGATGATGCCGTGCTCGTCGGCAAGGACGCCCATCGTGGTCGGGTCCAGCGGGTAAAGCGCAACGGGCTCGCCCATAACCCAGACAACCTCAGTGAAAGAGTCTCCGAAGATGAGTAGGTCGGTAATGACCTGACGCATTAACTGACGAATGTCATCACGGGGGTTGATGTACTTAAGAAGTTCCTGAACCTTCTGGACTTCGGCGGGAGCCTCGGGCATGGCCGAGTCGCCGTAGGCAACGGTGTCGTGAACAACATCAATGCCACCAGCGGTGCAGGTTCGGGCAATAACGTCAACAGCAGCGGAAGACCATGGGCAGGCGAGGTAGGCCTGAAGCAACTGCTGCATGAAGGTCTGACGGTCAAGAGCACCACCAGAAACATTCTGACCGGGGTTGATTTCCGAGGTGCCGCCAATCGGCACACCGACGGCATAACCGGCACGCTTGGGGTCAGAAGAGGACTTGCGTGCCTCATCAATCGCCGCCTGTGCGGGCTCCGTGATTTCCCTTCTCAGTGAAGTAATAGCCATCGTTCTTCCTTAGAAGGGACTCATGCCGAGGTCCCCGACGAACTTCCCCCCGCCCAGTAGCGTGAGGCCGCTTTCAGACCGGTCTGGCTCCTGCACTTCAATCATGGACTCGGGAAGGCCTTGCCTCATGCTGGGCTCGGCATCATAAATGATAGGACGAGCATACGTTCCGACTGCCATAATCACATAACGCAGAGCGTCAGGAATGTGGTCGTCAACGTTGCGAGTCTCCGCATCGTCAGGCTTGGTGGCACTGCGGGGCAGAGACGGAATCGTCTCAATGAACATTGGACACTTGTCCTCAAAAACGTGGAGCATGGGGCAGGTCTTCCAGCCCATCTCACGGTGCATCTCGCACGCTGGTCCGTCGTTGAGGTAGTGATGGACTCGTGACCAGCCGTTGATGCGGTCGTTGTCCGCTTGAATGAGGCCACAACCTTCCTGACCGTAAATGTCAGCGATGGTAAGCGGCGTGCCCCGAGCACCCCACATGGAAGGGTCGGCAACACGAATGACCTCAAACTCACCAGCGTTACGCTCGGCCTCAAGAATCAACTTTGCTTGGTCCTGAGCCTGAACGCCAGTGGCGTAAATCTCTCGGTACACCCAAATCCGGCCATCGTTGTCAACGGAAAGCCAGACGGCGGCGTAAGGAGCAGCGTAGCCATAGTCAATGCCGCAGTACTTTGGCCACTCCTTGGGAATG